ATTTAGATATTGTATAATATATACGAAGATCCTTGTGATGCAGCGAAGTTATCTGAATCATCCGTGAGACCAGCTCTAGTGTCAAATGCAATATTTGCATCTATTGTATCACAAATTATCACAATTGCACCGCCTCCACCTGCTCCACCCCTTTTTCCTGTTCCGCCAGTTATAGCCGGAGCACCTTGGCCATGAGATCCATCATTGACCCCTCCAGCTCCCCCTACATAATGATGGGCTGGATTATAGCTATCTGGATTTGCATGGCTTACATGGCTTGCTGGACCAGTGTGATGATGGACTATATGATTATGGTGAGTAACGTGATTATGGTGATGATACCTTGGACTAGAACTAGTCTGAGAACCAGCGTGAGTGTGAGTATGTGGAGGCTCGCCAAAGTGAGCATGTACGTGTCCGTCGTGGCCACCAAACGAACCATGATAAATTCTTTCATGGTGGTGGGCATTTCCGTCTGGTTGATACCAGTTATGGTGTCCATTTGGCTTCTGATGGCCATGAGGAGGATAATGAGCCCAGTGACCGAAACCGTTGTAGTGAGGACGCCAAGCATGCCAGTAGTGACCATCCCAGTGATGAACGCCACCATGAGGCCCATCATTATGAGGATGGTGATAGTGTCCACCATGATGCCAATGTGCATCTTCATAAGAGTGTCCTTTGGTATGCGCATGTGGAGCTACCTTATGCCCGTGACGATCTGAGTGATTTGTAGTATGATTGTGGTGATCATGGTTTCTAGTATGAGGAGCGTGACTAGAAGTATGTGGATTATGATTACTTGTATGCGGTTCATGGGTATGACCCGGAGCAACGTGAAAGTGATCTGTTCTATCTGGAGCTTTAGCTCCATTTGCGCCAGTAGAGCCAGCCGGAATTATAGTTCCAGCAGAGCCAGCAGAGCCAGATCTTCCTAGTGATATTATTTTTCCAGAGCCAACAATTGTCTTAGCAAAGACTACAACAACTCCACCACCTGCTCCACCTGTTCCGCCTGCTCCTCCTGGAGCTGGCCCAGAGTTAGCTGAACCATCTGCAGCGGGATTACCTCTTCCTCCAGGGGCATTTACTGTGTGTGCACTTGGGCCATATCCTCCGGCAGAACCGGCTTTGCCTGCTTTATTTGGCCAAGTTGTTGGAGCCGTTGTGGTTGATCCGGTACTTCCAGTTGTGCCGCCACTTCCGCCAGTTAATTTTACATTACCTAAAGACGCATTAATATATGATCCGCCTATAAGGTTGTTAATATCTTTGTACAAGAAACTTGGCAGAGCAGTAATGTTTGGATTTGAACCTCCACCGCCTTGTCCACCTAGTCTGTAAGAAATCGTAGTAGTAGGTTGACCTGAAAGAGTTTTATCAGCTACAACAGAACTAGACTCACCTACGGTGCCGGAGGTAACGGAACCAATTCCAATATAACCATTAAGGGTCAAAGTTTCTTTAACAAATATTTTAAAACCATTTGTATTAATTAACCCGTTTGAAGTTACCTCAAGATTATTATAATACATATCGCTAGTCAATGTTACAGTTGAGTTAACATAACCATTTCCGTCTAACCCAGTTCCGTAAATCGCATCGTTTGCAGACCTTTGTACTCTCTGTCTACCGACTCTTTCTATGCCAGCCATTTTATACCAACTGCATGTAGTTTACAGTTCCAGCATTTTGGCCTGTTACGTCTGTTGATACGCCAGATGGCAAAGATGCAGAACTTGAGACGATTAAGATAACTCCACCTCCAGCAGGAGCTGTTGCTGGCGCTTTTATATAAGCTGTGCCGCTAGCAGGAGGTGATATATATCTTGCTGCAAGGATTACCACTCCACCACCAGCTTGACCAGAACCGCCAGCTCCGCCTCTTAAAAATGTAGGAGTAGTGCTTGATGCACTTACTGCCCAACCCCTAACTGCTTGATGTGGTATCTGGTAATATTTAGCTCCGCCCAAAGCATCTGTCGGAGCAGTTGCAGAATAACCTGTTGCTGAACCGCCAAGACTATGGGTAACTGCTGTAGCGGCAGCGCCTCCGCTGTGCTATTGATCCAGCTGTTGAATAACCTGTAGAAAAACCTATAATAGAATTATTGTTTAATGTTAGTACATTTTTTACAAATACTCTATAACCATTTGGAGCAAGTCTTACTCCAGCATTTATTGTTAAATTATAAAAGTATAAATCTGATGTCATTGAATAGACATTAGAGGATGGAGCCATTCCTAATACAGTAGTAGAGCCATCTAAAGTAACGCTACCGTCTGCGCCAGTTCCATAAACTGGATCTGCGGAGTCGATAAAAGACGCCATGTCACCAGATGTCCCATATCGTACTACGCCAGCCATATTAAGCCTCTTCTATCCCAAAGACTGTCATGTTAACGGAACCAGCTGCGCTTGCTAATGCCTTGATTTCATCACCAGCTCCACCAGTATAGTTCATCACCATAGAACAGTTAAAAGCCATTGTTTCATTGGCTCCTAGCGTCATTGCACTAATAATATCTACCCAGTTTGGAGTAGCTGTTTCATTAACCCCAGAAGGAAGTAATCTAACTGTTACTGTCTTTGATGAAGCTGTTGTGTTTGTTAAAATAATTTGTTTAACAATGGTTGTTGTGCTGCTTGGGACGGTATAATAAGTAGCGGTTGAAGCTGTTAACATACTTGGTCCAGCAAGGCGCTTTTGTGTAATTGCCATTTAAATGACCTCCATAAAAAATCGAATTTCTGTGTCTCTAGCTGATGATGATATAGTAATTGTTCCACCAAGGGACACAGATGTTCCATTGATTGTTATAGATCCATTTACCCATTCTAAACCTGTAGAAGTTGCAGAATTAGCTTTTAAAACATACCCATCTGTTCCAACTGCTAATCTATCTATTGATGAAGAATTTCTAGTAAGTATATCACCTTTTGTCGTTAATGTTGTTGTTCCTCCTTCTGGACCAGTAGCTCCGGTGGCTCCGGTGGCTCCGGTAGCCCCAGTTGCTCCAGTTGGACCAGTTGGACCAGCAGGTCCTACTTCAAGCCCAGAGACAGCTATGTAAACAGAAACTCTAACAGAATTAACTGATGGAGGATTATCAAAGTAAACAGTAATAGAATTAGTGGAGGTAGCCTCCCATGAAGTTAAAATAAAACCATACGGAGAAGAAGCTTCTCTTATTGTTACAGAAACATCTCTACTTCCAAAATTATGATTTAGAACATATGAAGTACTAGTTCCATCGCCTATGGTTGCATTATATACTGTTCCAGATAAGTTTGTTGAACTGGTGAACTGAACAATATTATTAGAAGAGTTTTTATAATACAGTTTTCCATCGGCGTAATTGATGGCTAATTCACCGTGATCTAAAGAAGATGGCACAGACTCTGCTGTACCACTTCGTTTAATTTTAATTACATTAGCCATTTACTGCTCCAAATACAAATATATTATATTGTATACTTAGAAAGTCCCGCCGTCAATCGAAGTGTTATCAATGGTGGCTGACCATGTTCCTGTGGTGATTGTTCCAACTGTAGTAATGCTGGATGCTCCAGTATATGAACCACCTGCAACAGCAGCTAAGGTTGCGCTATAGGCTTGAACGTCGGATCCAATTGCAACACCGAGATTTGTTCTTGCGCTAGATGCTGATGTAGCACCTGTGCCACCGTACGAAACTCCAACAGCTGTACCTTGCCAGGTACCAGTGGCAATAGTTCCTAAGGTTGTAATGCTGGATGCTCCAGTGTAAGATCCACCTGCAACAGCGGCTAAGGTTGCGTTATAAGCTTGAACATCACTACCAATTGCAAGACCGAGATTTGTTCTTGCGTCTGATGCTGATGTAGCTCCAGTTCCACCGTACGATACGCCAACTGCTGTGCCCTGCCAGGTACCTGTTGCAATTGTTCCAACTGATGTTAAGCTAGAAGAAGTTATCCCAGAACCAAGCGCTGAACCAGAAAGAACAGAGGTTCCATTAATATAATAAGACTTACCAGATGCTAAATTTAAATGCTCTGAAGACGTCCAAGCGTCTGTTGAGTCTACCCAGCTAAAAGTTTTATCAGTTGTACCCTTAAGTGTAATGCCGCCACCGTCAGCGGAAGCATCAGATGGAGAAGCGGTTGATCCTAACTCAAGATTTTTATCATCAACTGTTACTGTAGTTGAGTTAACTGTTGTTGTTGTTCCGTTAACGGTCAAGTTTCCTGTTACAGTTAAGTTTCTACCAACCGCTAAATCTTGAGTAACTGTGACGTCATCTGGAAGACCAATGGTTACAGATCCAGTGGAACCAGAAACATTAATTTCGCCAGTTGTTCCAGAAACACTAGTTACACCTGAGTTGGTAATTGTTGCAGTAGAACCTTCTCCAGCAGTGTGTGTTATTGAGATTCCAGTGCCAGCAGAAACATCTGCCATATAATTGCCAGTAGTATCTGTGCCAAGTTCTACCGAATTAGCTGCAATGGTTGCATTTAGAGTTGCGTTTCCTAAGTTGGTAACAGTTACGTTGCCAGTTAAATCTCCACCAAGGGTTAATGTAAAGTCTGCCACATCAAAATCCAATGTATTATCAGTATCGTCATACGTTACTGATATTCCGGATTCCGTATTAGAAGAAACCATTGCTCCAACAGTGTCAGCAACTGCTTCTGCAAAATCTGTTATGGCTGTTGATGCTATGGCTATATTTGAAGTACCGGCCGCAGTTAGGCGACCTTGAGCATCGACAGTAAATGTTGAAACTGCTGTAGCAGAGCCGTAAGAACCGGCTGTAACAGCAGTAGAATCAAGGTTTATTGTAAGTGTATCAGTTGCGCTAGCTACGGATGTTAGTCCAGTTCCACCAGAAATTGTAAAAACATCGTTTAAGCTAATTGTTTGATTAGTTCCAGTATCTCCAGCTACGGTAATTGTTCCGGTAACAGCAGCTACTGAATCATCAACATATTTCTTTGTAGCTGCATGCATGTTTGAACTTGGAGTTGCAACTGTAACTGTTCCTGAAAATGTTTTATCTCCAGAAATAGTTTGAGAAGTACTCTTGGTTACGTATGCGCCAGATCCTGCAATTGCTGGAATAGATGTCGCATCTCCGTTGCCATCTGCACCTTTACCATAATAAAGCGTATCGTCAGCTTCGTTATATGCTAGTTCTGCGTTCTTTAAGGATGAAGGTGCACCTGTTGCACCTGTACCTGATCTTCTTTTGATTCTAATTGTATTTGCCATTTTTAAAAGTTTCCTCCATCTGTGACATCTTTTTCAGCATAATTGACCCATTGAGAACCGTTGTATCTCAGTATATTTCCGGCTGCAACTGAAGTAATAGTAACATCAGTTAAACCATTCAGAACTGATTGATCAGATATTTGACTCTCTGCGTTTATTATCCTATCTTTAATTGTTAAATGCACTCCTGCCGGATTAACACCCAAAACTGTTTGTATAGCCTCAATTGCATCATTTGCATTTGCGTGTTGCAAATGGTGAGGAACGGTACCAGAATTAAGGGTGTCAGTAGGACTAGGGTTAATTAAAACATCTAAAGAATTTGGATATTGGCTAGCCATATTTTTTCCTTATATTGCTAAAATTTTATTTACTGTATTACTCCAATTAAAAATCAAAGTAACTATCTCTGAAGACCCAGGAAAGGGTATTCCTTCTGAAGTATCTATGTAAAATAGTAATCTTGAACTAGAATCATTAGCTCCTAATTTATAAAAAACTATTGAATTAAATGATGTATTTGCCGGTAAAGAAAAGTTTAAATCATCTGCATCGATTATTCCGAGAATATTTGTAATATTTTCTATTACTGGGCTTATGTAGGCTATATTAGATTCGCCTATGTCAGAAAGAAATTCATGAACATTTTGACTAGGGGTATACGTATTTTTTACAAATGCTATTTTAAATGTGTCTGAGCTAAAGTTAAATTGACCATTTAAAATACTCTGTTTAGCTTTTCCGTAAACAAAGTTAGCCACTTTATATTCCTATATCTTTAGATAAAATAATTCTATATTTATATCCAGTTTCATAATATTCACCATCAGAGTCATTATAAACCGGTGTGGCGTCGTTTGATGGAAAGTCCACGTAT